ATGTCATCAGATATGTCATTCCCTTTACAAATATTATCAGACAATTCACCTGCCTCTTGAATAAGTTTTGCGAATTGTGATTTATCATCTGATCCATCTATAAGATTTCTATCATGATGCCATTGTGAAGTTTTTTCTATCAACTCTTTCATATTCCTGCTACCTCGCATGTTTTTTTAATTTCTTCTACTTCTTCTCTATTGTGTCCAAAATGTTTCATCCAAAATGTTGTATCAATTACATGTTGTATCATTTTTACTTGCTCATCATTAAATCTAGTAAGTAATTCGCCACCTGTTTCACTTAAATACAATACCCAAGGACTAACTTTTGCACTTCTAATATCATGTACTGCTCTAGCAGGTGTTACTACTTTAAAATAATCCTGCCAATCATTTTCAGATTCTTCACTCCATTTATTAAAATAAATTATAGTCCTTTCCAATGCTTTAAGTCCTGGTTCTTTTTTAACATAAGTTAGCAAAAATTCATCATACATTTTATCTTTGCTCCAATCTGCTAACTTTTTACCTTCTTTTATAAGCCATTCTGCAAATGCTTCAGGAGACATGTATTCATTAACTACACAACTTCTACCAAATTTTGTAAATCCTTCATAATATTGACTATGTATAAAGTCTTCCATACTTTTAGATTTACTTGCAGTTGTATTAAGTTCATAAAACATTTGAAAAACTCTATAGCCTAATCTAATATGTGTTAAATCTTTATCTGCCCAACGTCTTTTCTTTACACACATATGAGCACTAAGAGTTCTTTCACTCATAAAACTTTTGCCACACCATTTACAGGTGTTACTTTCCAAAGATGTCTTTGATTGTTTTGTCATCGTATCCGTGTGCTTTTGCTAATTCTTTTAATTCTTCTTTGCTGTTTAATCCTATTAAATTGTTTATGTCCTCTGCTTTCATGTGAGGGAAAGTTTCATATACAAAATCAAATATTTTACTTTTTTTCTTTCTGCTGTTAGGCGGTTTTATATATGGATGAAATTGTACTGAGCCAACACCACATGCACTTAATAATAACCATTGTAGTTCTGGATGTTTACTTACTTCACTAAACTGATAATTTACACATTCATTTGTCATAAAAATATAATCTGCGGCGTTCCTGCCTTGTACACTACTGCAATATCTCATCATCATCCAGGCACTAAAGGCCTTTTTTCCTTCATCAGATAGATTATTATAAAAGTTTCTATCTTTTTTATCTATTGCCGCCATTATATCTTTTAACGGTATTTGAGGTTTCTTTGCCATTATATCATTTTTAAACTATACGGAGGTTGCCAATCTCCTTTGTAATTATACTTATTAGGATAAGGGTCGTAAGGCAAGTCCTTTTCGAGTGTAATTACATTACTAGGAAATTTTGCATATATTTCCTGTATCATCTTGTTATTAACATCTAATTTTGCAAATGCTTCATTTAAATCTGTGTCTAATATTTCATTTTGATATGTTTTCCTATGCCTTAACCAAGGAGACGTATCAACACTATCTGTTTGTGCTAATGCTACTGCATAACTTATAGATTGTTCTCGAGTATCTTCTCTTTGCACATATATAATATTATCTGCAATTTCGCATATTCTCAAACAAGATCTTACACTTTGTTTCATTTGTGTTGGGTGCAATATGCCAACAACTTTAGATCTTTCTTTAAATTTTTTAATTTTTGATTCTCTATCGTTATTTGTATTATTACTAATTTCTCCTAAAGGCATGTATCCTTCTTTCATAAAAGAATCATGTACAAACCAACTGCCTGTTCTAAAATTACTAACAATTAAAGTCTTCATTCCCCTTCAAATTCTATTAATGTTTCTACATTAAATCCATTATCTCTCAATACAGAACTTCCGCCTAGTTCAAATAAATCTATCATTGCTAAAATTAAAATATTTTCTTTAGGAATATTCCAACATTGGCTTATAAGGCCTGCTATTGCTTTTGCTGTGCCACCTGTTGCAATTAAGTCATCCATTATAACAATTTTGTCTGAGCTTGTCAAATCTGAATTTCTTTGTATATGTAATGTATTACTTCCATATTCTAAATCATAACTTCTTTGATACGTTGGATTAGGTAATTTTCCTGGTTTCCTTGCTAGTATTAAAGGAAGTTCCATGTCTCTACTAATAGGACTAGCAAATAAAAATCCTCTACTTTCTACAGCAACTATTTTTGTTGCTTCGAACATCATACATATAGCAGTCATGTCTATAAGTGCTTTATTGAAGGCTTCTGGGCGTTCTAGCATACTTGTAATGTCCCTAAACTGTATTCCTTCTTTAGGAAAGTCAGGTACTGTTCTTATACTTTCTTTTAAGTCCATAAATCTGTTTTCTCCCAAGGCATGTCACTTTTACCAAAATGCCCATAGTTAGTTGTTCTTTTAAGATCTAAATTAAATAAATCAAACTTATCAATAATACCTTTAGGTGTTAAGTCAAGCATACCCTGTATCTGTTTAGTTAATGCAGGTCTTACTTCACCGTCTGCATATATGTATATACTTGTAGGCTCTTTTATACCTATAGCATAACTTAACTGTACTGTACAATTTTTGTATCTACCACTTGCTACAACATTTTTAGCAATATATCTGGCCATGTAAGCCGCACTTCTATCTACTTTAGTACAATCTTTACCACTAAAAGCACCGCCACCATGTGGAGCATAACCGCCATATGTATCAACAATAATCTTTCTGCCTGTTAATCCTGTGTCTCCATCTGGTCCACCAATAACAAATCTACCTGTAGGATTAATTAAAAATTCTGTTTTACTTAAATCATATTCTGTAATTTCTTTTCTAATTAAATCCTCAATATAAACTCTTACGTCAGCAATATCTACTGCATCTTCATGCTGAGTGCTACATACAATTTTATCTATACTGACAGGTTTGTTTATGCCCTCATAACTCATTGTGACTTGCGCCTTGCTGTCAGGAAGTATCCACGAAGTACTTTGTCTTTCTTCTTGTAATCGTTGTAGTATTCTGTGACTGTAATGTATTGCACTTGGCATATAGTTTTCTGTTTCATTACATGCATAACCAAACATTAGTCCCTGATCTCCAGCACCAAAATCATCAGTACCTAATGCAATATCAGGACTTTGGCCGTGTAATTCATTGTAGACATTTAAGTTTTCCCAATGGAATCCTTGTTGCTCATATCCAATATCTCTGACTATTGCTCTTACAAGTTTATCTATATAAACTTTATCAAACTTGTCGCTTTTATATTCTCCAGCAAGTGTCACCATATTTGTAGTAACTAGTGTTTCCACAGCCGCTCTGTGATTTATATTTTTATCTATTAAGTGTGTTGCAACGGCATCTGATATAAGATCTGCAACTTTATCAGGATGACCTCTACTAACACTTTCACTTGTAAATTGATACATAATTACCTCATTTTTAAATTTAATATTGTTTCCCACTCTGCATATTCTGTTTTATCAAAATGTCCTTCTGGGAATCTGGGTGCTACCCATTTAATCGACCTTTCTCTTCTGTATATATTTTTTAACCATACTTTTTTTCCTGATAACGTAACTACAGGTTTCCAAGCAAACCATTTTTGCCATTCTGTGTAATGTGCATCTGTTGGTCCTTTTTCTTTCAAATGTGGATACCTCGAATAAGCAGGATGACTAAAATTTGTATTTAGACTTTTTCCTTTTAAAATGTTTTTTGATGATATCTTGTTGTTTCCATCTTCTAAAATTGTTCTCTCCATTTTCTCCGCCCCAACTTCTATTAAGTTTTAAATTATGCGGAGTTCTCTTTATTAGTTTCTTTTCCCAATCTAATGCTTCTTCCATTGTGGGGAACTGATTAACTACTCTACAATCACAGTTATATTCAGCATTACGCATTTTTTTGTACAGTTTATTTTTACCTTTTTGGCTTTTGTTCATATGCTCTGCCATTCTCATTTCAAAAGGCTTTGCAGTATAACCGTAATAAACCATTCCGTCTTTAAATTTTATTTCATAGACTTTATAATTCGCCATCCTTTCTCATTTGCTCACGAATTTTTGTAGCACTTATATTTTGTGTATCCTCATCAAGTTTTTCTTCTTCAATCAGATAACCAACATCTCTACCATATGTAATGTTTACAATATTTGGTACTGGATAACATCTAAACTTTCCTGCATAATCGGCCAATGCTAATTCTATATTCTCACAAATTTTATCTACAGGCCATGGATTGTTGTCAGTTAAAGGCATATCACGTACAAGTATAGCAACTTGTCCATGTTTTGATACTGCTCTTTTAAAAAGTTCTCTGTGCCCATCATGGAAAGGTTGAAATCTTCCAAGCATTTGTGTGGTTGGCTCTTTTGGTTGATACTCATGGTCTTTAATATCTACTGCTAAAAGTTTTGCCCATTCATCAACTTTTTCTTCTGTCCACCACTCTGATTCATTTATTATAGCATTTATTTTAACACTACCTACTACAGGTTTTTCAAACATCTTGTTAGTGTCTTCATATTTGCTATCCTCAACATCAATGGTGTTCATCCAAATAACATACTCTGGTACATGTTTCTCTCTTAATTCA